CCCTTGTCGTCGTAGCTCCAGTACGCGGTGACGTAGTGCCGCTGGGCGGGGAAGGTGAGCGTAAAGTCGCCCGACGGGAACGTGTCGAGGTCGTAGGTGAGCGGGTCGCGGCCCCCGGAGGTGTCGTCCGGGTCGGGGAAGGTGATCTGCTCCACGCCGTCGCGCTCGACGAGCTGGATGTCGCTCGGCCCCGCAGTCTGTGTGAAGTCCTGCGTGAACGTGCCGAACTCCAGAGCGCCGAGGTTGGCGAACGCCCACCCCAAGTCGGGGAACGGGTCGCCGAACGTGACGCCGGAGGCCGCGCCTTCGGCCAGCGTGATCTGCCTGAGTCCCTGAACGCGGTTCACGCCGGAGATGAGTTGGGCGATGGCCCGCTCGGTGCCGGCACGCTGCCCGCCCCGGAGCTGGCCCTCGGCGGCGTCGTAAGGCACGACGTTCTTCGCATCGAGGGTTTGCAGCTCCGGCACCTGATCTCTCGCGGCGATGCGGTTCACGCCACGGATCGGGAAGGGCAGGTCGATGGCCGGCACGGACTCTCCTTACGACCGATCTTCGTAGCTGTACGCAACGAGGGTGGAGCGGTACAGCAGCTCGATGGCGTGGATGAGGACTTCCTCGCCCGAGGTGTCGTTGGCACCGTTGGTGATGAGCACGAAGTTGGCCACGTCGTCCTTGGACAAGCCGTTGCCGCTGAGGTCGAACTCGATCCACTGCTCGGTGGCCGAGAGCACGACGCCGGGAGCGGTCGGATCGAGGTCGGAGCCGAGGGCGGACCCTGCGGTCTTGACGTACAGCTCGCTGTCCAGCTCCACGTCGTCGTCAGTGGACACCGTGACCATGGATGCCAGCACGCGGACCTTGAGTTCGTCCTGTGTCTCGTCGTAGTCACGCGGGATCGGGAACGTGAGGTAGCCCACGGTGTCGTTCGCGTTGGTCACTTCCAGCACGCGGGCGTTGGTCTCGTCGGCGGCGAGCGCGACGTTGGTGCCAGCCTCGATCTCGCTCAGGAGGACCGGCCGGGACACGAGGATGCCATCACCGAGTTCGTCGGTCACAGCATTGTCGAGTTGGTGGAGGATGTTCTTGGTAGCCATGGTGGGTTCCTTAGAAGTTGACGACGCCGGTGACGCCGGAGGTGTACGAGTCAACGCCAGTGTAGATTCGGCGAGGCCGGGGCTGCCCGTCCGAGTAGTCGCCGTTGTAGCCCATGAAGCGGGGCTTGCTGCTCCTGTCCATCCGGACCGCCTGCGCGAGCGCGATCTGGTACTGCTGCTGCTTCTCCGTCGAGGTCGCGTCCTCCCGCTGCCGCTCCGCCTCCGCCAGACACGCCTTGAGCACAGCGTCGTCGAACTGGAAGCCGGCGGCGTGCCGGTCGTCGTCGTTCACCAGCTTCTGCGGGAAGATGCGGCACCGCCCGGTGACGTAATCGTCGCTCTCGGGCGTGGGGTAGAAGATGACCTCCCACCTCGGGTTAGCGTCATCGGTCAGGTCGGCCAGTGCCGGCAGCGGCCGCAGCGCCGACATGAACGGATCGCCGGACGCCTCCGCTCCGGCGTGGTTGTCCCGGATGACGTGCTCCCCAACCGTGTCGATCTTCACCAGCGGGCCATCCTTCTCGTAGGTGAAGTAGCTGAGCATCTGCCCGTAGAAGCCGTCGGGCATGTAGTAGCGGGCCGCGCGCGGAATCGTGCGGTCCTGCAAGCCGGCGGGGAACGCGGAGTCGTCCACGGTGCGTGTCGTGCTGCCGTCGGCGTCGAACTGGATGGCGAAAGTGGGGGCCAGCCAATTCCAGTCGGGGTTCGCGGAGGCGAAGCTGCGCCACCCGTCGTTGACGATCCGCTGCACGAGGTCGAGGTCGTGGGTGTCGGCGGGGGCCGCCGCCGAGCCGCCGGAATAGTCGGCCACCCGCAGGTACTCCGCGACGCGGACCTGAAGGTCGAGGAACGTGAGGCCGAGGGAGGGTGCCGCCATGGATCGCTTCCACTTGGAAAAGGCGCGAGGGCCTTTCGGCCCCCGAGCCTCGGAGGGAAAAGAGGACGGGTCAGGCGATGCCGGTGGAGAAGAGCACCGGAGCGAGGTTGTCGCTGGCGAACGGGTTGTCGCTGGCGTCCTCGTCGAGCAGGACGACGCCCATGTCGCCGGCCGCGTAAGCCCCGCCGTCGGCGAAGCCCTGATCGGTGCCGGACGCCTGCATGGCCACGCCGTCGCCCGCGTCGGTGCCGGAGGCGACACGCGCCCACACCACTTCGCCGGGCTTGGGCGCAAGCACGTTGATCCAGCCGCCGGTGGAGCCGGTGCTGTCATCCATGAGGATGCCGGCAAAGACTTCGGCGTCGGAGCCGGAGGAGAGATTCACGTCCACGCCGGGGCCTTTGGTAAAGCCGGCGAGCGTGGCGTTGGATTCGTAGACGAGCACGGCACCACGCTCCAGCTTGGTCGAGCCGGTGTAGTAGACGCGCTTGACCTCGACGTTCGGAGAGATCGACTGGTTCGTTTGGTAGTCAACGGGCATGAGAAGGTTCCTTGGTTCCTACTGTTTCGGAACATGCGGCCCTACGGTATCGGGCCTTGAGGAAGAGAAGAAGAAGCCCGGCGGCACCGTCACCGCCGGGCGTGCTGGCATCACATCAGCTCGACGGGATGACCTTGTGCATGACAAAGCCCGCCTCGCGGACGTTGTTGCAGAAGAACTGGAACGAGCTGTCGGTGAACACGGTCTGCACGTTGTGCTGCTCCACGTCGATCATCGGCTCGCTCTCCCGCATGAAGTCGCCTTCGAGAACGATGGGGAAGAACTTGTCGTGATTGATGGCGAAGATCGGCGAGGGCTTGAAGTCGTTGTCGCCACCATCGAGAATGGTGAAGTCGTCGAGGACGGGGGTGTACTCGATGGGCACGCGGCGGAACGTGGTCATGCCGTGGAACGGGTCGAGGTCACGGCCGAGGTTGTCGTTCTGCTTGGTGGCCAAGTCCTCGTAGTCGGTGAGGTTGTCGAGGCCCATGTAGATGTAGTACCGATTCCGGCCGGTCTCGATGTCCTTGACGAGCATCGGGCTGCGGAAGTTGGTGGCGTGAAACGCGCGCCGCATCCGCTTCACGAAATCGGCGTTGATCGCGGTGTAGGTCGCCGCATAGTTGCGCCACTTGGTGTTGGCGGCCAACGAGCCGTCGAGTCCCGCCTTCTCGGTGGACGTGGTGCCGCCGGCGTACCGGATGGTCTGGCCGTCGAAGCCCTGCCCCGAGTTGCCGTCGTTGCGGAGGCTGAGCCAGTACGGCACGCCGCGCGGGTTGAGGTCGTCGCTGGCGCTGATGGGGGTCTCCCACGCCTTGCGCTCCAGCAGGTCGGCGAGGTCCAGCGTCGCGTCGGTGCGGCGGGATTGGATCAGGCTGACGTACCGGGCGGGCGTGCGGTTGCGCAGCGCTTCACGCCGCTCGATGGAGTAGTGCGTCTGCACCTGAACCCACGGGGCGGTGATCTTCTTCTGAACGTCGGTGACGTTGATCGGGGTCTTCTGGTACAGCCGGACGAAGCGGGCGTTGCCGGACGTATCGAGCATGATGTTCCGCTCGATGGACGTACCGCTGTCCACCTGCTTCTTTTCCCTGTTGAACCACATGTTGCAGACGGGGTATCGCTGGAAGTCCAGCGGCACCTCGAACTGCATGTCGGGCAGGTTGGCGAGGGTTGTGCGGGTGAGGTCGAGAAGGTCGCTGTTGGAAATGCCGGAGGGCATGGTGGTTGGCTCCTATGCGGAGCGCCACGGTCAGAGCTGGTCCATCCCGAGTTCGGACATTTTCGCGGCGACGGCATCCTGTGCCTTCTGCTGAGAAGGCTGCCCGCTTTGGGGCTTGCGGCGGCCGGACGGGCGAGCGGTCAACCGGGACGAACGACTCTGGACCTGTGACGTGATCCGCTTTCGTTCGAGGGTGGAGAGGTGATCCTTCGCGTGCAGCGTGACCGCACGGTCAAGAGCCTCGTCGATTGACATGGGCACGTTCTGCATCTCCGCACCAGCGAGAATCTGGTCCGCGAGCTGCGCGACTTCCTGCCGCTTCGTGCCCTGCTCGTCACTCACGCTCTGCTTCGCGCCGTACAGCTCTTGATGAGTCTCGGGGAGCTGGTCGAAAAACCTGTTGACCTGCTGCCCGACCTCTTCCTGCTGCCGCCTCTGATAGTCCTGCTGAACCGGCTGGATGACGCCCATGAAGTGGGAGGCCATCGGCTTCACCACGTCTTCCATGAAGTCGTCGCCGTACTTCTGCGAGAGCTGCTGAGCCTGCTCGCCGAAGATTTGCTGGACCGGATCGTCGTCGGTCGGCTGCTGCTGCGTGCGCTGCTGAGGCCCCCGCTGCTCCCGACCATCGGGAGGCTGATTCTGCGGGGCAACCTGTCCCTGCTGCCCCCCGCCGGCCTGCTGGCCGAGCTGGGCGTAGCGTGCGGACAGGTCGGAGTACGAGCTGTGCAGGCGCTCGAAGGTACGCTCGGCGATCTCGGGCTTTGTGGCCACGAGTTCGTCGATCTCGTCGTCCTTCCAGCCTGCACGTCTCGCCGCGTGCCGGAGCACCGGGTTGAGGGTAGGCTCGTCGCCATCCTCGCCGGGCGTGCCACGGTCGCCAGCACCCTCGGTCGCCTCGCCGGTTTCCTCGCCTTCGCCTTCATCCTCGTCGTCGCTCTCGCGGTCCATGAGGGACTGATCGACTTCCTCGTCATCGGCCCGCTCCAGCGAAGCCGTCGATTCGGGGTCGTCGTGGTCCTCCGCATTGCTGCGGCGGGAGGTAGGCTCATCGCCATCTCCGAACACACGCGAGAACGCCTGATTCACCTCCTGCTCGTTTTCGAGCTGAGGCGCATCCTCAAGGGTAGAAGTGGTGGAAGACTCGGCTGATCCGGCGTCCTTGGGCATGACACCAGCATGTCACGCCGGGCGGGCCGTGTCAAGAGGTTGCAACCGCGCAAAAAAATCCCCGCCTTGCCCGATTTCAGGTCGGGGGGCGGGGACTCCAGCAAAGGAGGGGCGCATTATATTCAGTCGAATCCGTCGCGGTCAACCATGCCGAGCTTGCGGAGCGCCTGCTTCCGCTGGCTGTGGCTGGTAAACACCACGCGGCCGTCGTTCGTAATCGGGATGTCGGGGTGGACCCGGCGGTGCTCCGCGACCTGCGAGGGCATCACGCCGGCGGCTTCACTGAGGATCGGTTCGACATAATCGCCCCGCGTGCTGGCCTGCTCCGCCTGAAAGTCACGAAGCATCAGCATGTGGCAGGCGTGGCACCGCTGATCGTTCCGCTCCTCGACCGGGACGTGGCGCTCTTCGCCATGCTCGCAGCTCGGGCAGTGGTAGGCGTAGTTGGGCATCGTTACTCAGCTCATGAACGGGGAATTATAATTTTCGCCGCCAAGCTGATCGTATTCTTCCACCAGCCGGCCGGCGCGACTCATTCCCGCCTTCGAGGCCATCAGGCACGCCGCCGACAGTCGCGTGACTTTGATGGAGCGATCCAGCCGCTGGCGATCATCGGTCAACACGATGGCCTGCGCATTCACTCCGCCACCCTTGGGCGGCCCGCCCATTGCGCGGGAAACAACGCCCGGCCTCTTCTTCTTTCGCACCGTGACGAACCAGTGGTGCGGGTAAGGGGAATTGGGGTGCGGTGGGCACAGGTGCGTATTCCAACTTCCCATTCGTCGCCGCACCTCTTCGTACTGCTCCTGAACGCTTGCTGGCACTTCCATCTCTTCACCTCAAGTAAGTGGCTTGCAGCTCCCCGGCAACCTCCTGTCGCCGCTGGTTCCGCTCCATGTTCGGCGTGATGTTACCACCCATGCCGGCCATCGGGTTCGGCTGCTGGGGGCGAATCCCGCCCGGCGGCGGGCCGCCCGGAGCCGCACCTGCGGGCGGGTTGCCGCCACCGGGCAGGGGTACGGCGTCGGGCTGGTTGTCGGGGTTCATGATCGTCTGCACGACCTTCGGGTCCACGGGGATGCCTTGGTCGATCAGCTCCTGCATCCGCTCCACCCGCTGCCGCAGCGCGGCGGTGTCGATGATCTCCTCCAGCTCCTCGATGCCCATGTTCCGCCCCAGCAGCTCGATGGCCTGCTCCAGCTTGAACACCGGGCCGAGCATCTGGAACGCCTGCGCCATCGCCGGGATGCCGTTCGCGGTGAACTCCATGAGCCGGCGGACCTTGAGGTTGGGGTCTTGCCGCGCCATCGAGAACGGGACGATCTTGAGCTGGTAGTCCATCCAGTCGCCCTCGCGCATCTCGGGCGAGTAGACCACTTGCTCGTCTTCTCCGTTCGTCCGCTTCACCAGCGGAAGCTCGATCAGCGGGTCGGTGTGCAGGAAGAACGCGAGGTCGCGGGTCACATCAGCGGTGAACTGGTAGACCAGCCCCTGCATGTCGCTGAGCCGCACGGAAGAGTTGGCCTGCACAATCTCGGCCTGCGTCGCGGTCGGCTCGTTGGTGCCGGTGCCGCTGAGCAGGTCGATGTTCATGCTCATCTCGGAGAAGTTTTCCTTCGCCCACGAAAGATAGTCGTAATTCTGTTCGTTCACCCCGCCGAAGTTGATCTCCCTGACCCCCTCGATGTTGTCTACCTTCACCGCCTCGCCATCGGAGGTCTCCAAGATGTCTGCCACGTCCTCCTGCGCCGAACCCTCGTATGCCAGCACGGTCTTCTGCCTCTCGGCCTGACGTGCAGCTTTTCGTGCCAGCCGGTTTGCTGTTTCGTGCAGGTCGTGCCACACGCCGGCGGGCGGTGCCGGCATGATGTTGTCGGGAACCCACGCGAAGCCCAGCATGTGATACGGCCCCCGCTCCGGTCCGTCGTAGTCGATGACGCGGAGGTAGTCGCCGCCGGGCAGATTCCCGTCGGGCGACCACGGGATCGTGGCGATGGCGTTCTCTTCCGGCAGCCACAGGTCCACGAGGTCCACGAACTCGACCGGCTCTCCGGCCTTCATCGCGTCTTTGCTCTCGCCCACCTGACTCAGCATCGTCACGTCCGGCTCGGTCGCCTGATCCAGACGGCTCTGCATCGCGTTGAGCTGTTCGTCGTCGGCGAGGCCGATGGCCTGCACGACCTCCTTGGCGATGCGGTATCGGTTGCCGACGTAGATGGCCTCCTCGATGCGCCGCGCCCACGGGTCGATCACCATGTCGTCCGGGTCCACGCGGTCGGCGTAGGGCTGGCCGATGTCGTGCGCCACTCCGTCGATGTCCAGCGTCTCGCCCGACGTGGAGATGCCGGTCTTGACCCAGCCGCACAGGAAGATCGCGTCGGTCACCGCCATCCGCAGCGTCTCGCGGAGCTGAATCTCGTTGATGAGGTGATTGGTCGCCAGCCCGAGGACGTGGGCGTATTCCCGGTAGGCTAGGTAGTTGGACGAGACGCTGACCTTCGGGTCTTGGTACACGAGGTTGGGAACCAGCGTCGTCGTCGCTTGGTAGATCAGGTTGATCGGCGTCGCCTTGCCGCCCGTGTCGTTGCTGCCGTACCAACGGCCGACGTACTCCTTGAGCAGCCGCTCGCGGCTCTTGCGGAACCGCTCCATCCGCTTGAAGCCCGTGCTGACGGACTTGGCGATCTTCTTCGGGTCGTAGTCGGGTGGCGTTTGGGCCATGAGTGGATTCTACCTCCATGCGTCCTTCTGCAAAGACGTGGCTCTCGCGTACTTGCGGCGCTGGGCGAACGAGCCTTTGGGGGCGCGGCGCTCGTTGTGCCGCTGCTTGGGCGCTTCCTCCAGTGCCAGCACGGCCAAGGCGTCCGCAATAACGTGATCCCCGTGCAGCTCCCGGCCGCCGCCGGTTTCCTCCCGCAGCCGCGACGGAATCAGCCGCCCGGTGCCGTCCTCGTAGATGTAATCGCTCGCCTCGTCCAGCGACTGGTGGCACGGCTGGATCACCTTGTTCGTCGCCAGCGCGTCGCGGTACACGCCCAGCAGCAGCTCCTTCGTCGTCGGCGAGGAGTGCCAGCCGTAGCGGTTGGATCGCTCGCTGCGGACGTGGCCCTCCGCCCGCTGGACGTAGAAGTGCGGGTACTGCGCTTTGACCACCATGCGGCCGAAGATGCCGCCGGGGCCGTTGTTCTCCCAGCACAGGAACATGCCCCCCGCGAGGCCGCCGAACCAGACGCCCGCCGACATGGCCTGAAGCGCGAACTGCTCGGGCGACACGCTGGCCGACCACCACTTCGCCACCACCCGGCCGGTGCCGGCGTCGATGACGGTGAGCACCGAGTTGGAGCCGCCCGCGCCGTTCGACACGTCGATGCCGGCAACGTAATTCGTGTGCTGCGGCGGCCGCCCGTCCTCCAGTGCGCACCAGAACCGCCACGGCGACTGCCCGTGATTCGGCAGCAGGTGGAACGCCGACTCGTCGCACTCGCGGATCGCCCGCACGCGGTCGTCGTCGCTGGTGCCGCCGACGAACAGGAGGTCGCCGCAGAACCTCGGCTCCTTCGCGTGGTCCTGCCGGTGCCGCTCCAGCTCGTGGTAGTCGAAGAACACGTCGCCGGCTTGGCCGTGGCTCATGTCCACTTCCTGCGCCAGCATCTTCCGGCTCATCCGCTCTTCCTGACGGCGATACCACGGGCTGGTCCACTGGACGTGCCCCAGCTCGTCGCGGACCTGCGCCGCGCCCTGCGCCTTCTCGGGGTGCCGATACCACGGCAGCACGACGTGGACGCCCCGGCCCTCCTTGATCCGCTTGTGGAACTGCGTGAGCGGCCCCTTCGGCGTGCTGACCCATATCTGCGAGCCGGTCGTCTGCGAAAGCGATGTCTCCACCTGCTCGCCGTTGGGGATCGCCGCCGCCTCGTCCACGCCGTAGGCGAGCTTACGTCCACCACGGCCGATGTCCGAGTTGGTGGACTCGCCGGCGATGGAGCTGTTCAGCTCGCGGTTCACCATGAGCATGTGCGTGCGGCGAATCGCGGGCAGCATCCACGCGGGAAGCTGCTTGAGGATGTACCTCGCCTTCTCAAAAAGCGAGTCCATGTCGCCGCGCTTATCGACCAGCTCCTCCTTGCGGCTCACCAGCCCGTAGTGATGCTCCGGCTCGAAGAGGAAACCGTGAACGAACTTGAAGATCACCAGCCACGTCGCCCCCATATCGCGGCTCTTGTCGATGTTGCAGTCCTCCGACTCGCGGATGCACCGATCCATCGTTTGCAGGGCCTCGTCCTGCACCGGCCATGTAATCATGGGGTAGTGGGCCTGATGCCCCTTGGCCGGCACGGTCTCGCCTTGCTCGTTGACGTAGCGGTGGCGGTAGGTCCAGCCGAAGGCGTTGAGCCAGTAGATGTCGCTGAGCCGGCACGCTGCCAGCAGCGAGCGGCGGAAGTCGTCGTCGTCTTCAGCCTGCTTCCGGAGGGCCGTCCTCCACTTCAGGTTCGCCTCCAGCTCCTTCGGAATCCGGAGGCCGGTACGAGGACAGAGCGCCGAGCGGATTGGCCACTGGTCTATCGGCTTCTGCCTCAGCTTCGGCGCTTCCTGACGTAGCCGTGCTGAGCGCTGCGAGGTCGTTAAGGTGCTGCCGGGAAATGTCATCGAGCCGTTCCTCAATTACGTCGCGGGACTCGCCGCTGGCCTGCTGGATCGCCTTGCCGTCCACGCGGTCGAACACCAGCTCAACGGCCCACTGGTTCGGCCGGTTCGGGTCCACGGCGGCCTTGAGCACCTTCATGGCGATCAACTCCGCGATGGCCGGGGCCTGCTTCCCCTCCGCCATCTCGTTGATGATGTCCTGCCAGCCGTCGAGCATATCGACCGGCGCGGGCTTGCCGATCATCTGCTTGAGGTAGTCGCCGAGTTTCTGCTTCGCGGTCTTGGCCATGGCTCGCTTCCTCAAAACGTCCCGACAGTGATGCCGTACTTATCGCCGAGGTAGGCGTTTACGTCGTTGGCCTCCTGCTTGGTCAACGCCTTTTTGTAGATGATGATTTCGGCGATCTCGCCGTTCCATCGCCGGCCGAAGTTGTCATCCGCACGCCGCCCGATGTGCGACCCGCTGGTGGGGTTCGCGGGGGTGGTATCGAGGGGCGCGGTGGTATTCGAGCCTCCGCCGGCCCCGTCGTCCCCGACTACCAACGCTTCGACGTTGTGCAGATCGGTCGCTTGGTTCGGCCCGGTAAAGTAGTGCATGATGTGGGCGGAGCCGTAGTTCAGCGTGCCGCCGGCCCCGTTATCCGTGCCGTTGCCGCCTTTGTCCACACGCAGGTCGGTGCCGCTTACATTTTCTCGGGCGAACAGATTCCAGTTCTGGGCGTTGAGATCACTGGCATCGGCGGCGTTGTATTCGTAGTAGACGAACGCGAGGACAGTGCTGGCCGGATGCGAAGAGGCGAGATACACCGCCGCGAACATGGCACAGTTCTGCGTGCCGTCGCCGATGATCGCCTCCGTGGACAGGTCGAGGCCGTCTCCATCGGTGAACGCGGTCCCCGCGTCGAACGAAATCGACGGTTCATTGTTGAGGTTGGCGTCGCTGCTGTTGTAGCTGGGCCGCGTCCCGGAGGACGACGTGAAGTTCCGCGAGTTCCCGGACTGGTCCTGCCACTCGGTCACCTCGCCCGATCCGTTGGTCGTAACTCCCACACCGGCGTCGAGCCACAAGGCGAGGCTGCTGATGTCGCTCGGCGAGAACACCCCTGCCGACAGCTCGCCCCCGGTCGATCCCGTCGAGTCCAGCGACAGATCGGCGGAGGCGAGGTTGAGTGTTTTGAGCAGGTCGGCCGTGCTGCCCGTCGAATCCAGTGCCAGCACCTCGGCGGAAAGCACGCCCGCCGTGGGATTCACCGACAGCTCTCCGCCCGAGGACGCCCGCGAGTCGAGCGCCAGCTCCGCCGAGGAGAGGTTCCGGATCGGACGGAGGGCGGCGAGGCTCTGGTTCGAGTCCAGCGCGAGCGTGATCGCCGAGAGCGTGGTCAGGTTCGGCTCGTTGACCGCGAGGCTGCCGGCGGACGCGGTGCTGTCCAGCGCGAGCGTCGCCGACTTCGCGGCGTAGCTGGCCGCCAGCGTGCCGATGCTGGCGGTGCTGTCCAGTGCGAGCGCGCGGATGCCGAAGCCCGGCGACGCGCCGAAGTTGAACGGCAGGATGTTGCCGTTGACGATGGGCATGGGAGGCTCAGTCGGCCCGGATTTTCAGCTCGCCGGCGGGGAACTCCACGGCGTCGCCGGAGGCCACGCTCTTCGAGCTGGTGAGGTCGGCCGCCAGCAGCATGTTGCCGCCGGTCGCCGCGTCGTACAGGCCCACGGAGGTCACCGTGCCCCAGCTCCCGGTCGTCGTCCCGAAGTCGATGGCGTTGGCGTTGGTGACCTCGGAGGGGTCGGCGTTGGTGGCGCTGTTCCAGTCGGAAGAAGCGGTCTGCTCCCTCGCGTAGCCGCCGCCGCTGACCTCGGTGCCGCCGGTGCCGTCCTCACCGGGCTTGGTGTTGAACAGCGCGACGTAGAGCGTGGGGGCGGAGGCCAGCGCGCCGAAGTTGCTGGTCTTGCCGAAGAACGAGTTGAGCAGGGCCTGTGCGGCGTAGTTGGAAAAGCTCATGGCGGTTCCTGTCAGAAGATGAAGCCGGTGATGATCGCGTCGATGGTGCCCGACGGCCCCACCACATGGGGCAACGCGCCCTTGGCACCCCAACGCGGGATGCCCGTGAAGTGGACCGACACGCCGCCGTTCTCGGCGAAGCTGCCGCGCACCACGGCCTCCCCGTCGTCCAGCGCGTTGTCGTCGTCCGCGTCGAAGTAGATGCCGCCCTCTCCGGCGGCGGAGAAGATGGCGGTCGCGTCGGTGATGACCAGCCGCTCCTCGCTGCCGAGCGTCCGCGCGTTGCCGTTTACGTCGTAGAGCGTGATCTCCCCGCCGGTGCTGGACGTGGCGTGAAACTCACCGTGGACGTATTCGCCGGTTTCCTGAGAGAGCATGGGCGGTCCTCTTGAGTGGAGCGGTGCTGTCGCTTAGAGTACCGCAGCCCCCCGATTCCAGCAATAGGAGGAGCCGATGAATCTTGCCAGCCGCGTGCCGGCCCATGCGCCGGACTTCCACGAACGTCTTGCGGAGGCCGTCGCCGAGGACCAGCGGTACGCGATACTCTTGGCCGGCGTCATCGCCGCGTCCCGCCATCACCTCAAGTGGGAGGTCGCGGACGCCGCGAGGGGCGTGCTGTGGGAGATGCACATGCGCGTTCGGGTGGATCACCGCCTGTGCCGGATCGACGATCCGTTGTCCCTGTTCAGCCACACGGAGAAGTACGATGCCGCCTAGACCCCCGCAGGACGGCGACCACTTCTGGTGCGGCCAGTGGCCCATGACCGTCGAGCGCATCCGCGACTGGCAGCGGGCGTTCAAGGGCGCGCCGGGCCGCCGCGTTCCCTTTGGCGCTCACGCCGTGAAGTACCTCCTCCACCTGCTGGAGCAGCACGCCGCGACCTGCCGCGACGACTACCAACTCATCGAGAAGGGGATCGAAGACATCGAGCGGGCGCTCGGCAACCAAGACCCGCCCGACGCCCCTTGGATCAAACGGCCCCGCACGGGCGACGAGTGGCGGCACCGCTACGACCCGAGGGAGCCGGTGATCGGCGAGAACGCCAACCCCATCCCCGACGGCGTGCATCCCTACGACCAAGGCACCGACGACTACCCCGAGTTCGAGCAGTACGCCGAGCGGACGCACGAAGAAGGGTTGACGCTCACCTCGCAGGAGCGGGCGGACGAGGCCCAGCTCCGCGAGCGGGAGCGGAAGAAGGCCGAGGAGGACGACATGGACCTGTCCCACTTGGACGCCCCCGCCCCCGACATCGGCGCGGCGGCGAAGGAGGCCGTCGAGGAGGAGGTGCGGAAGCAGGGCGGCGGCGGGCTGGACGATTTTTTCGGCTGACTCACCACTTGAAGCCGTGCTTCCGCTCGTACTCCTGCAATTCCCGGTGCATTTTTTTGAGGGCCACAAGAAGAACGATGCCGGGCGACGACGCCTCCTTCAGCTCCCGTATGCTGACCTCCTGACTTGTCGCGTACTGCGACGGCGCGGCGGACGGCGGCTGGTTCTCGAAGGGCGTGAACATAGACAACCGCAACACGTCCTGAACACGGTCGGCGGCCACTCTGTTACCCCGGTACAGCATCGCGGAGTCGCCATTGGGAAACTCGCCGCGAGACAGCAGGGACCGCGCGGCTTCGTTCATGTAGGTGATCGTCATGTAGGTGATCGCTAAATCCACGCCGGCGTCTGATTCATTTTTAACTCCTGCGCACTGCGGCGGCTCGTGCCAGCACCCGCACGCGGGGCATCGAATCTTGATCCTCATATCACCTCCTTACTTCGGCCCCTTCGGTGCGTCGTAGGTAATCCGGTGCGCGATGCGTTCGATGGCTTCGACCGCCTCGCCCGCCGCCTTGTTCGCCGCGTCCTCCATCGTGTTGCGGATCACACGATCGATGTGGGTCTTGAGCTGGGGGACGCCCGCGCGCTCCTCATCGAAGGAAGACTTCGCCTTCGGCTCCATCGCCCCGGTCGCGGCGTGGACCGTGCTGCCCCCTTCGTGGCGAACACATATCGACACGTCCGTCGTGGTCAGCCGCTCCCACCGCTCGGCCGCGTGCATCGCGTCCGCCTGATGGTCGAAGCTCTCGGCCACTTCCACACCGTCCCGGCCGCTTTCCCCCGCGTTTGATAATTCCAGAATATAGCTCACTGCAACGCTCCTTTGCTGTCGGCAGATAGATACACGAGGCTCAGTTGTTGTTCGGCCCCATCCGCTCGCTGTTGAAGTCGGAGGTGCCCGGCCCCCCGCCTTCCGCGACGATCTTCATGACTGCATCCTTGATGTGCTCGGGCATCTCGTCGGGCAGGTCGTCCCTGCTTTTCACGCTGCCGAGGTCGATGTCGTGGATGTTCACGTTCACGCCGCCCTCCCCGCCGCCCTTCTTCTCCACCGCGTCCACGCAGGCGTCCCACGCCTCGCACCCGGAGTCTTCGTCCCCCAAGGCGTGCCGGGCCGTCTCCATCATCGTCGTGATCTTCCCGGTCAGGTCGCCGCATCGCCCGAGAACCCTCTCCAGCGACACCACCGAAGGGACGTGGCCGTCCTCCACCGTCTTCTCGTGCAGATAGCCCATGAACACGCCCGCCGCCAGCACGTTGAACACGGCGGAAAACCCCGCGCAGGCCCGGTTCAACGCGAGCCGGTCCTCATACGCCTCGGGCAGTCGCTCGCCGCGCGCCGCCTCGCAGGCCGAGGGGATGGCGCGGTGATGGAACACCAGCGTGCAGGCCGCCGCCAGCGAATCCAGCGTCCGCACCATGCCCTCCATCACCGGCTGCGGCTGGCCGCGTTCCCCCGAAGGGACGTACAGCATCCGCCGCAGCATCTGCCTGTCCTCGCCCTCCTCCACCATCAGCCCGGCCTCCATCTGGATCGACGCCCGCTGGCCCGCGAGGCAGCCCCGGTAGACGTCGTCGGCCAGCGCGATGCACCGCACCGCCGCCTCCCGCGACTCCTCCCACCGCAGCAGCGCCTGCCACGCCGTCGGGTTCAGCTTCTCCATCCCCTGCACGAACTCCTCCACGTTCATCGGCTTCCTGCTGTTCATGTCCATCGAACCGTCTCCTTTGCTGATAATGAGAATCCAGTATCAAAAAGCCAGAACCGCTCTAGCTTTGTGCGTCTTGCCTGTCTTCGCGCTTTTGCCTTCGCCACCGTGCCAGCACCCATGCCAGCTCGATCAGGGTGAAGAACGCGGGCAATTCCTCCTTCTCCAGCACCGCCTGCATCTCGTCCCGCGCCTCGCGCGGCCCACGGACCCGGATCACGGCCCGCTCCTTCCCGATGCCGGGGTCCAGCACCAGCTCGAACGGCGCATCCGGCGGGCCTTCGACGATGTACCGCTCCTTGGGGTCGCGCAGCGGGTAGCCGTACTTGGCATGGAAGTGCTCCCGCAGCCCCATGTCCGCGTTCACGGCGAGGTACCAGCGGGCGTAGTGGAACTGCCCGAACCACGTCGCGGCGACCTCGTGATCCGTCTCCGGGAACTCACGCACCGTCCCCATCGTCCACCTCCTCCTCCCCCTCCTCCTCCGGCTCCGGGTAGCGCGGCGGCTCCGGCTCCCGCTCGCCCATCTCGTCCAGCTTGGCCGCCAGCTTCGGCCCCACGTTGAGCTGCCCAAGGCTCTTGTCCCGCGCCCGGAGCTTCCCGCCCCCTTTCCCCATCGGCTGGACGATCAACGGATCGTAAATCCCCATGAGCTGCCGGTACGCCTGCATCGACGCCTCCCAGCCGTGGTACGCCTGCACGAGCTTCATCACGTCCACGACCTTCTGGTTCACCCCCTTGGCCCCGCTGGGCCTGATCTGGACCACGAACCGCGTCGCCATGCCCTCCTGCTCCTTCGCCCGCAGCGCCGCCCGTACCCACTTCTCGGACGGCAGCATCTCGGCCCGCCCGTCCCTCGGCACCCCCTCCCGCCGCTGGCCCGGACCCATCGGCAGCCGCGCCGTCACCCGCCACACATAGCCCCGCGAGTCCACGGCGTGATTGGGGAAGTAGATGTCCGCCGACGGCAGGCCCGCCCACATGCGGGGATTGTGCAGGTTCTTGGTGAGCATCCGCACCGACTGCTCCGGCTCCGGCACCGGCTCTTCCCGCGACATCTGGACGAGAATGTCGTATTTCGCTTCTGGCTTCTCCCTCAGCGGTGTAACCTTGATGAACCGCCCCGCCGCCGGGTGCTGCATCTGCACCATGAGGGCGTACACCGACCGCTTCTTGATGACGCCCCGGAGCGGCTGCTCCACCGTCACCAGCCCGAGCGGGTGATTCCTCGA